TTTACCCCACCCAGTATCTTGCCATATCTTCTCTGGATTTATGTTAGAAGCGTCCATCTTATTAGCTATGACTGCTAGTGATGATAGTGAGGCTTCATTCCTTGGCCCACTTGCCGCAAAAGCTAATCAAGCTGCTCTAGCTATAGCTAAAAAGATGGACGCTTCTAACATAAATCCAGAGAAGATATGGCAAGATACTGGGTGGGGTAAAGGCGCTAACGGTGCTTGGAAGTTTGAAATTAGTGATGCTAACTCTATATTCTCTGTGCCAGATAAGCCGCAAGGCACTCTTGGTGAATACTTAGATCATCCTGAATTGTACGAAAACTACCCAGATTTAAAAGGTACTCGCTTCCAAATGTCGGATAGAAGCGGTGCTATGTACCAGCCAAGAAATGACTTAATTGATGTAGGCAAAGGCTCTCTTGATCTTCCAAATAGTGATATTAGTTCAGCGCGAGGAATAACTCAGCATGAAGTTCAACACGCAATTCAGGGCAGAGAGCCTACATTTAGCGGTGGTGCTGAGGCTAACACAGATATTAGCCAGTTAAGCGTTGGTGAGAAAACAGAGCTTGAGCCTTTCATAGAGTCAAAGCGTATGTACGGCAACGATGAAGTTGCAAGAATGTCTGACATTGGTGATGTTGAGTACATTAATAGCTTAGAGAAGATAGTTAAATCTGAGTCGCCTAAACTTAGGTCTGTAACTGGGCAGTCTGATTGGTATGCCTATAGCGATGACATTATCGAAACTATTGGCCCTATCCCAAAGAAAGCTGGCAGGGCTAAAGATGAATGGGTGCGTGGTGCTGCTGCATTTATGCGCAATAGAGCAAAAGACAACCTAAACACAGACGCTTCAATGCTGCTCCAGATGGCTGATAGTAGCCCTAAAGAGTTTAGTTCTATGGCTAGTAAGTATAAGAAGCTACGCACTAAGCATGGCGAGGGAGCTGCTAGGTACGATAGCATTAATGATAAGTATGATTCACTGTATAGAGATACACCAAAGAACAGGTACTATGCTTCAGCAGGTGAGAATGAAGCCTATGATGTTCAGGGTAGGCTTAATATGTCAGCCGCTGCGAGGCGCGGTAGTTTACCGTTACATATGAGGCGTGAAGCCACAGCCAAGCAATGGTCAAGGGCGTTACCAACTAATCCAAAGGCACTGGCAGCGTCAGGCCTATTAGCTTCTGCTCAGTCTCAAGCTGGTCAGGCTAGTGAGTCAGAAGGATTGCTTTCTAGTATCATAAACTCTGACTTCTTTAGTGCTAATGATGAACGGTCAGTGGAACAAAGTAGAATGACTCCAGCGTTAATGGAATACGCCAGAAGGGTTGAAGATTGGAAGTCTAAGGGGTGGATTTTACCAGATATGCCTGAAACCTCTAATGGTGTACAAGGCCTACTTAGTCAGATTAGCGCAGTAGATCAGGAGTCGTTGAGAAGGGCTAAACAGGGATATGTGCCAACTCCACAAGAGCAGGGCTTATTAAACGTGACTCCTATCGTTGATTTACTGATATAATGAGCGAAACTATAGGTAATTAAATGGCTATTTCAACATACGCAGAGCTACAGGCTTCAATCGCTAACTTCTTAAACCGCGATGACCTGACAGCTACTATTCCAGACTTCATTGCCTTGGCAGAGTCGTCTATCAGTAATGAGGTACGCCACTGGCGTATGGAGACACGCTCTGAAACAACGGTGGATAGCCAGTTTACTGGGATACCTAGCGATTGGTTGGCTACTATTAGGTTTCATTTGGAAACTGACGGTACGACTGACCTACGATATTTATCACGCGCTGAAATACAGGCAATGAGAGCTAATCGGGATGACTCTACGGGCATCCCAAAGTTCTATGGACATAGCGCAGGCCAGTTTGAAGTCATGCCTACCCCAGATAGTGCGTATAGCTCAGTGTTGAACTACTACGCTAAGGTTCCTACGCTAACGGATAGTGCCACGACTAACTGGTTGTTAACACATTACCCAGACGTTTACCTCTACGGTGCTTTACTACACTCAGCACCTTACTTAAAAGAAGACCAACGCGCCCAAACATGGGCTGCTTTGTACACATCGGCTGTAGAGCGAGTTAATGACGCGAGCAGTAAATCAACAGCGTCTGGCTCTGGCCTACGCTTAAATATTAGGGCTTATTAACATGGCATTTACTACATTCCTACAAAATGAACTACTAGACCATGCGTTTCGTAATGCGGCTTATACAGCGCCTACGACTGTCTATGTCGGTCTTTACACTTCAGCTACTGGCGTTGGTGGTACAGGTACAGAAGTCTCAGGCGGCTCATATGCCCGTCAATCAATGGCTTTTGATGCTTCAGCCTCTGGCACTATGGATAATACCTCTGCTGTAGAGTTTCCAACGGCTTCGGCTAGCTGGGGTACGATTACCCATACGGCTGTATTGGATGCTTCTTCAGGCGGCAACATGCTTGCCCAGACTGCTCTAACGGCTAGTAAGACGATTGCTAGTGGTGACGTATTCCGATTCCAAGCTGGTGAATTCGACATAACCCTAGCTTAATAATGAATGGTTATGGTGCAGCTAACTTTGGCGTTAACATCTATGGGCAAGCTGCCTATGTAGACGCTATTGCAGCTATTAGTGCCGCATCATCTGCAACGGCTAATGGTCAGCAGGTAGATCAAGGTGCTGCTGTTATTGCGGCTGTATCAACTGTTGTAGCGTCAGGTCAGATAATCTACCAAGCATCTGCTAACCTAACGGCTGCTTCTACGATTGCGGCTACAGGCCAGATGTATGCTAATGGTATAGCGTCAATAACTGCAGCAAGTACGGCTTCAGCGGCTGGTACGCTAGTATTACAGGCTAACGCTGCCATTACTGCGGCATCTACCACAACGGCTACGGGCGTATATGTAGTATCGGCAAGTGCTGGAGTTGACGCCATATCTAGTGCCACATCTAACGGTGCGGCTATTATGGCTGGATCTGCTGGCATTACCGCTGCATCTAGCATGACAGCTACAGCCCGTCACAAATACGAACCTATACCAGCAGACTCTGCTGTATGGGACGAACTACCTCTTGATAGTGCAGTCTGGGGAGCGTTACCAACCGATAGCGCCACATGGACTAATTTATAGTATAATGCAACCAGATCAACGAATAGGATAGAGCAATGGCAGACACAACTACAACTAACTATGGTTTAACTAAACCAGAAGTAGGCGCCTCAGAAGATACGTGGGGAACTAAAGTCAATACAGACATGGACTTAGTAGACGCGCAGATGAAGGTTAACGCTGACGCTGTAGCTGCTACTGTTGTTGTCGCTAACGCTGCTTTGCCCAAAGCTGGTGGCACGATGACAGGCAATACGCTACATGGTGATAACGTCAAGTCTACTTTTGGTACTGGTGGTGACTTAGAGATTTTCCATGATGGTGGCACTAGCCATATAAGAGCCATTAGTAACACTTTAATTATCGAGTCTACTACAGGTGATGTTCAGATTCGACCAAAAACAGGTGAGAAAGCATTAGAATGTAATGATGATGGTAGTGTGAAGGTGTATTACGATGGAAGTCCTAAACTAGCCACCACAGCCACAGGCGTTGACGTTACTGGCGTGGTAACTGCTGATGGGCTTACTGTTGACACATCTGGTGCATCCAACTCAAGTCAAGGATTGGTCATTAATACCAGCGGAACTAACTTTGAGTCTGATGATGGTATTATCCAAGTCACTCATGCAGCTACTGGCGCTACTACTGGTGGCTATTTCATGAAGCTGAAAGCTGGCGGTGCTGATAAGTTTACTGTTAAAGGTAATGGCACTGTAACGGCTTCTGGTTTGGCTATCAATAACGCTGGTTTTACCACAGCAACTATAACTGGTAATAGCACTAGCGAAACCCAATTACGTTTTGATGGTAACACTGCCGCAAGGGTATCAAATCAAGCAAATACTTCTTTGATGTTTGATACAAATGCAACGGAGAAGATGCGCATAACGGCTGGAGGCAACGTAGGTATTGGCACTAGCTCTCCATCTCGCAAATTTCACGTTAAAGACAGCGGTTTAGGAGCTATGAAAGTCGAATCTGGCGGTGCGTCAGATACATTCTTGGAATTAAAAACAGCAACAAACCACGCATATGTTGGCATTGATGAATCCTTAAATGTCTTAAAGATTAACGGTGCTGGCTCACTAGGTAGCTACACCCATCTCGTAGTAACTCCCACTGGCAACGTAGGTATTGGTACTAGCTCTCCAGCATACCCCTTAGAAGTTCAGTCAGGTGGTGTAGGTACTGTTCTACGCGCTGGTACAACTAATGTAAGTATAGACTCTACAGGCTCCGCAGCCTCACCTTCTTTAATCTTTAATGGCGATTCTGACTCTGGCTTATGGCACCCAACTTCTAATACGCTTGCTGTGTCTACTGCTGGCTCAGAACGCATGAGAATAGACTCATCTGGCAACTTGCTTGTTGGTAAGTCTGCCATAGGTCTAGCTAATGAAGGTTTTGAGGCTCAAGCAACGGGTCAAACTATAACCACA